AGACGGCGGGCGCGACTGACCACGAGGCGGGACACTTCCTGTTCGACGATTCCACTGTAGCTGTTGGCAAGCATGGCTGGTCCTTTCATTCCAGGGCCATTGGCTTCGCGTCGAGACGCTCTCGACGTCACGCCCGCCATGCTTCGTGCGTTACTCGGCCTTGTATCTAGCCTCAGCGCTGCGCCGCCGACTTCATCTGCGCCACACCTGCGACGCATTGCTGGACCAACGGCGCATCGCTGAGCCCATGTGTGGCGCATGTGTGTTTACTGGGTCACATCTGCTTGACCGAGCAAGTTCTCTGCCCAGCGGCAAACAACGGGTGTCCGCGTCGCGGATCACGGCCGATCCGCGGCACACGAACCTGGACCCCGTTGGAGAACTGCTGATGCACGCACTGGCACGAAGAGACGATCCGATCACATCGCACCAGGCCGCCGAGGAAGTTGAGGCCAGCGGCCGCGCCGCTTCGCAGCGGCAAATCTGCCTGCTCGAAGTGTGGAAGAAGCCCGGCCAGACCGCCGCCGAGATCGCGGCAGCCACCGGGCTCGAACGCCACGTTCCCTCGCGTCGATTGCCCGAACTGCGCAAGGCTCGCCTGGTGAAAAGCGGGCCGGTTCGCCGCTGTACCGTCACCGGCAACCCGAGCATGACATGGCTGCCAATGCGCAGCGAGGAGGTCTCGGCATGATTCCGGCCTCCTTATCGAACCAATTCGTCTTCGAGCCTGCCGAGTCATATCACGCGGCGGCAAAGGACTACCTGACCAGTCATCATCTGGCCGACTTCCGGCGCTGTCCGCTGCTGTACCGCTGGAAACAGCTGGGTCTGGCGAAGGACAAGGACCGCCCGGCCTACTTCCTCGGTCGTGCCGCGCACACGCTGATTCTCGAAGGTCGCGAGAAATTCCTCGCCGAGTACGTCATCAGCGACGGACCGATCAACAGGACCACCGGCAAGCCCTTCAAGAGCGACTCGCAGGCCTATCAGAAGTGGGCTGAGACCCAGGGCAAGCCCATCCTCACTGAAGAGCAGGCCAAGGAGATCGAGCAGTTGGCGGCAGGAGTAATGTCGCAGGCGATTGCCAAGGAACTGCTGGCGTCTGGTGTGGCCGAAGCGGTGCTGCGGGCGCGCTGGCACGAGGTGGACTGCCAGATTCGCGTGGACTGGTTCACGCACATGGCGGGCGGTGCCATCGTCGACCTCAAGACCTGCGATCACCTGGACTACTTTGAGGTCGACGCCCGCAAGTTCCGCTACGCCCACCAACTGGCCTTCTACCGCTCCATCAGCGCGGCGACGGCAAACATCGATCCGCGCGAGCTGCCGGTCCACATGATCGCCGTTGAGAAGCAGCCGCCGTTCCGATGCGGTGTGTGGCGCTTGGGGGAAGACGTCTTGGCCATCGCGCAGAAGGAAAACGAAGAGGCAATCAAGCGCCTGCGCGACTGCCGCCAGCGCAACGTGTGGCCAACCGGCTACGAAGGACTCCGCATCTTTGACTGGATTTGACTCCAACCTTCCGAAAGGAGCACGCGAACATGAGTTTGCTGTCGAAACTGCAAGTCGGCAAGCAATCCGCCCCGCGACGCTGCATGATCCACGGCGTCCAGGGCGTGGGCAAGAGCACCTTTGGGGCCAGCGCCAGAAAACCGGTGTTCATTCAAACCGAGGATGGCCTGGGCGAGATCGACTGCGTGAGATTTCCACTGTCACAGTCATTCGCCGAGGTCATGGCGGCGCTGGCGGAACTGGCCTCACAGGAACACGATTTCGAGACGGTCGTGGTCGATTCGCTGGACTGGCTCGAGCGGCTGATCTGGCAGGAGGTCTGCACTGCCGAGAACGTCAGCAACATCGAGAAGATCGGATTCCAGAAGGGCTACACCTACGCCCTGAACTTCTGGCGCAAGTTCCTTGACGCCCTCGATGTGCTGCGACGGCATCGCGGCATGGCGGTCATCCTCATCGCCCACACCAAGATCGAGAAGTTCCAGACGCCCGAAGACTCAGCCTTCGACCGCTTCACCCCGCGCCTGCACAAGCTGGCAGCCTCAGTGGTGATGGAATGGTGTGACGAGGTGTTCTTCGCCACGTACTCCACGACCACCGATCCCAAGAAGGTGAAGAACATCACTTCGCCTGAGCGGGTGATGAGGACCTGCGAAGGCCCGACGCACGTGGCCAAGAACCGCCTGGGCATGCCTTACGAGCTACCGCTGGAATGGGCGGCTTACGACTACTACGCACGTCTGGCTCACACCGACCCGTGTAGCGACAGCACGTCCGTCAAGTCACCGTCTTCGCCTGAAACCGACACCCAGCCTTCGCAGTGACACTTGCCCTTTGAACAAGGAGACTTGCACATGGCCAATCTTAACGGATTCAACGCAGCGACCGTCGAACCGTCCCAGGACTTCGACCCGATCCCGGCGGGCAAGTATCTGGCGGTGATCACCGATTCGGAGATGAAGCCGACCAAGAGCGGCACCGGCCAGTATCTGCAGTTGTCGTTACAGATTCTCGAAGGGCCTTACAAGGGCCGCTATGTGTGGGCGCGGCTGAACCTGCACAACCCCAACCCGACCACCGTGCAGATCGCCCGCCAGGAACTCTCGGCCATTTGCCGGGCTGTGGGCGTGATGCAGCCAACCGATAGCGTCGAGCTGCACAACATCCCGCTGATCATCACGGTCAAGCTGAAGAAGCGCGAGGACACCGGCGAGATGACCAACGAGGTGCGGAGCTACGCCAAGCGTGAAGCGGCCGCGTCCAATATCGCGCCACCGCAGGCCAACAATCCCACCCCTCCGTGGCGTCGCTGAGACGGGCGCACTCTTCTCACGGGTCTTCCGGCGGCGGTTCTCGTCGCCGGAAGGCCTGCCCTCCAGGCATCAGCGAGACGGAGACAGGGATGCTGGAAGTCGAACTGCCATACCCGCCGTCAGTGAACCACTACTGGCGGCACTATCGCGGGCGGATGGTGATCAGCCGATGGGGCCAGCGCTTTCGCGACCAGGTGCGGAACGTCCTGGCTCGCATGAACGTCAAGCCGCTGACCGGGAAGCTGGCAGTATCCGTCGAGGTATTCCCGCCCGACCGGCGCAGGCGGGATCTGGACAACCTGCTTAAGGCCATCGGCGACTCGCTCGAGCACGGCGGAGCCTTCCACGACGACAGCCAGATCGTCTGGCTGCTCATCGAAAAGGCCTCGGTTGTGCGCGGAGGCAAGGTGGTGGTGCGCATTACGGAGAGGCGATGAACCAGGTGCTGAAGGACAACCCGGCTGTCTCACAGGCTGAGCTGCTCGGGGCGGCGCTGCGCTACTGCGCCGTGGCTGACTGGTTCGAGTCGCACCCCTGTACTTGGGACCGGCGCATGTCGTTGTCGGAGGCGATGGACGTGTTCAACCGCGTCGAGGCCGAACTTCGCTCGGCGGGAGCCCGCGCATTGCGGCGCGGCGGGCACCGCGAGCTGATCCTCCAGGCCGTGGGCATCGAGGAGGACGCGCGGTGAGCCTGTTTACGAGCGAGCACAAGCCGATGACGCTGCGCCCGTACCAGATGGAGGCGGTCGAAGCCGTCTACCGGCACTTGCGCGAGCACGACGACAATCCATGCGTGGTGATTCCCACCGGCGGCGGCAAGACCCCGGTGATCGCGACCATCTGTTCGGACGCGGTGACGCGCTGGGACGGGCGTGTGTTGATCCTGGCGCATGTCAAAGAACTGTTGGAGCAAGCCGCCGACAAGCTCGATCAGATCTGCCCGGACATCCACGTCGGCGTCTATTCCGCTGGCCTGAAGCGTCGTGACACGACGCATGCGGTGATCATCGCGGGCATCCAGTCGGTCTACCAGAAGGCCGAGCAACTGGGCCACTTTGACTTGGTGATTGTGGATGAGGCCCACATGATCCCAATGGAAGGCGACGGCATGTACCGTCGCCTGCTGGCGGACATGCGTCGGATCAATCCTCACCTGCGGGTCATCGGGTTAACCGCCACGCCGTTCCGCATGGCCTCAGGTCCGATCTGCGTGCCGCCGCCGGAAGGCATCCTCAACAGCATCTGCTATGAGATCGGCGTGCGTGAGCTGATCGCCAATGGTTACCTCTCGACTTTGAGGTCCAAGGCGGGGCGGTACAAGCCTGACTTCCAGTCGCTGCATGTTCGCGCCGGCGAATTCGTAGCCGATGAGGTAGAAACGCTGATGGATCAGGACCTTCTGGTCCAGTCGGCGTGCCGCGAGATCGTCGACGCCGTTTACAGCAGTGGCCGCCGCGCCTGCCTGGTGTTTGCTTCCGGTGTTGAGCACGGCAAACACGTCGCACGCGTCATCGAACAGATCGCAGGCCGCGAATGCGGATTCATCGACGGCCAGATGCCCACGCTTTACCGAGACCAGCTTATCCGTCGCTTCCGCGAAGGCGACTTGATCTACCTGGTCAACGTCAATGTGCTGACCACCGGGTTTGACGCCCCCAACGTGGACTGCGTTGCGCTGCTGCGCCCGACGCTCTCGCCAGGTCTTTACTACCAGATGGTTGGCCGGGGATTCCGGCTATGCGAGGGCAAGACCGATTGCCTGGTCCTCGACTTTGGCGGCAACGTGCTTCGGCACGGCCCGGTGGACGCCATCCGCGTCACGGATGTGTTCGCCAAAGGCTCGGGGGAAGCGCCCGCCAAGGAGTGTCCGCAGTGCCAGGCGCTGATCGCCTCTGGCTACGCGACGTGTCCTGAATGCGGCCACGAGTTCCCGCCGCCCCAGCGACGCAGGCATGAGGCCACGGCTGCCGCCGCGGGCATTCTTTCCGGACAGGTCACGATCAGCAAATACGAAGTGCATCGCGTCTATTACAGCGTTCACGTCAAACGCGACGCGCCACCGAACGCCCCGCGCTCCATGCGCGTGGACTATGAGGTCGGCTTCCACAACACGCGTTCCGAGTGGGTGTGCCTGGAACACGGCGGCTACGCGCGACAGAAGGCCGAGGCGTGGTGGCGCAGGCGCTCGTGCTTGCCCGTGCCGGACAACGTCGACGACGCTGTCGCTCTGGCCAACGCCGGGGCCCTGGCCGACGCGCTGTCGATCACGGTGCGCTCGGTCGCCGGGGAGAAATACGACCGCATCGTGGACTACGAGCTCGGCGAGAAGCCCGACCCGGCCGACCTCAGTCTTCCTGAGCCGCCCGAGCTGCCCGAGTACGTGCCGGCGGACGACGACATCCCGTTTTGAAGGAGCGAACCGAACCAAGCATGAATCTGCGCGACGTCGCCATCTCGTATCAACGTGCGGGCCTGGCCGTGCTGCCCGCCCGACGCGCCGAGAAGCGTCCCGCCGTGGGTGGTTGGAGACAGTATCGGGACCGCCTGCCTACCGAGGCGGAGATCCAAGCGTGGTTTGCCAACGACCACGAAGCACTGTGCATTCTGTGCGGACGGATTTCGGGGCATTACGAGATCATCGATTTCGACGCCGGCGGCGAGAAGTTTTCGGCCTGGCAAGAGCAGATCCCGCCCGAACTGCGCGACCGACTGGTGGTCGAACGAACCCCCTCCGGCGGCTACCACGTTGGCTACCGGTGCGAAGCAGAGATCTGCGGCAACCTGAAGCTCGCCCAGCGCCGGCTGGATGATGGCAAGGTGGTGACGCTCATCGAGACGCGAGGCGAAGGCGGGCTGTTCTTATGCTCCCCCACGCCGGGCTATGAGGTGGTCCAAGGCAGCCTATGCGACCCACCCGTTCTGACTGGGGCCGAGAGGGACGTTCTCCTGCAGACAGCGTGGGAATTGAACGAATATGTGCCGCCGGTCGTGGATTGTCCCACGCACAGCGCCATTGTCGACCAGAGAGGCGGCATGTCCGTCGAACCGTGCGGCTCTCGGCCGGAGAATGCCGACAGGCCCGGCGATGTCTTCAACGCACGCGGAGACGTGCGCACCGTGCTCGAACAGCACGGCTGGGTACGGGTGAAGGGCGGCGTGAATGAGTACTGGCGTCGCCCCGGCAAAGCAACTGGTTGGAGCGCCACGCTCAAGGATGGCGTCTTCTACGTCTTCAGTGCCAACGCCGGCCCCTTCGAACCCAACCGGGCCTACTCGCCCTTTGCCGTCTATACGCTGCTTGAGCACGGCGGTGACTGGTCGCGCGCCGCCTCAGCGCTGCGAGCACAAGGGTATGGATCGCCGCCGTCCTTGATGAGCATGTCGTCGCCGGCCACAGCACCGCTGGTCGACGCCGCCCCGATCAAACTTGAGCCACTGACGGTTCGCAGGCTCATCGCCACGTTCCCCGAGCTGCGCAAGCCCGTCATTCACGGCCTGCTGCGCCAGGGCGAGACGATGAACCTGATCTCTGCTCCGAAGATGGGCAAGAGCTGGCTCGTGACCGACTTGGCCCTGTCCATCGCTACGGGCCGCGACTGGTTGGGGCAATTCCGCTGCGAACGCGGCGACGTACTGATCCTGGACAACGAGCTGCACCAGGAGACCAGCGCCAATCGCATTCCCAAGGTCGCCAACGCCCGAGGCATCCCCATCGACGCCTATGCCGATCGGGTGTGGGTCCAGAACCTGCGTGGTTGCCTTCAGGACGTCTTCTCGCTGGGCAGCTACTTCCGTTCGCTCACGCCCGGACGGTTCAAAGTGATCATCCTCGATGCCTTTTACCGGTTCATGCCGCGCGATATGGACGAGAACGACAACGGCACGATGGCGTCGCTCTACAACCACATTGACCGCTACGCCGACCTGCTGGGCTGCTGTTTTGTCCTGATCCACCACACCACCAAGGGCAATCAGTCAGGCAAGAGCATCACCGACGTGGGAGCTGGCGCGGGTAGCCAGAGTCGAGCCACCGACACGCACATGATCCTTCGTGCCCACGAAGAGGACGATGCGGTCGTGCTGGATGCGGCGGTGCGCTCGTGGCCCCCAGTTGCCCCACGCTGCCTGCGCTGGTCGTTCCCGGTCTGGATGGCGGCGGATGACTTGGACCCGGCACAGCTGCGGTCGGACGGCGGCAAGAAGCGAGGCGAGAAAAGACCGGAGTGGACGGTGGAAACGTTCGTCGAGGCCTTCGTCGGGGACCGGCCCGCGACGCGCTCGGCCATCCTCGACAAGGCTGTGCAGGCCGGGTTGTCGCATTGGCTGGCCGATCGGCTGCTGCGGTCGGCCGACGCCGACGGCCTGGTGATTCGCCAAGGCCAGGGCAAGCGCAACGAGCCGTTCACCTATCAACGCCGGACGTCATCCAGCGGGGAGGGCGAGCAATGAGAATTCGTTTTGTGAATCGTTGGGCACGCACAAAACGAATGTGGCGGCGTTTCGTTTGGCGTTTCGTTTTGAGCGCACAAAACGAAAGCTGCACGCCGGGTCTCGTTTCGTTTTGTGCGCCCCTTAAAGGGGGCGCACACAAAACGAAACGGCTCAAGTCCGGCGTGCCCCGCGCTAAGACCTGGCGCAAAACGAAACGGCCGCCTTTCGCCCACGTTGGCCGACGTCGCGTCCAGCCGAGCCAAGTGGCCCAAACCTATCACCCGTCGCCCCGACCCAACAGGGGCCAACCCCGGAACCAAGGGGGCGGACGTCACGGTTCCTTCCCCGGCCGGTATCGGCCGGAGATGGCGGCGGGAACGGCAGCCATTGTGGACTGACTTTCTTTCGTGAAAGGAATTGCCATGAACATTGAATTGCGTGACATCGATCAGGTCAGACCATATCCCGGCAATCCGCGCCAGAACGACGAGGCGGTGGACGCCGTTGCCGCCAGTTTACGGGAGTTCGGGTTCCGCCAGCCCATCGTCGTGGATGGTGAAGGCGTGATCATCGTCGGGCACACCCGTTGGAAGGCAGCGAAAAAGCTGGGCCTGGCGAAGGTGCCGGTCCACGTCGCCACGGACCTGCGCGAATCGCAGGTTAAGGCCTACCGCATCGCCGACAACCAGACTGCTGCTATCGCCGAGTGGGACTACGAACTGCTGCCCATCGAGCTGTCGTCGCTGCAGGAGATGGATTTCGATCTTAACCTGTTGGGCTTCGACCAGGAGGAACTGGCGCGGCTGATGAGCGGCGACGTGCAGCAAGGTCTGACCGATCCCGACGACGTGCCTGCCCCGCCGGATGCTGCGACAACGCAGCCAGGCGATCTGTGGATTCTCGGCAACCACCGCCTGCTGTGCGGGGACAGCAGCAACGCCGAGGACGTAAACCGCCTGCTTGAGGGCGCGACCATCCACCTGTGCAATACCGATCCGCCCTACAACGTGAGGGTTGAACCG